TTGTAAGATTCAATATCATCATATGGAAAAGATGTACCTCCTTTATCAATATAATTTAAATCTGTTGTAGTACCTGCATCGCCAAATGTTGAATTATCCCCAGCCCATCTAAATATTTTATATTTTGAAGTGTTATCTACTGCTCCTACAAATGCAGATTCTAATGTTATTACATGTGTATCAGGGTCAGCATCTGTATATACATAATCTATAATTCTTCTTGATTCTCCAATCCCAGGGCCTTCATATATTAAAACAGTCATATTGTTATAAAAATCATTAGTATCATGATTGCTTTTAGATTGAAAAGTAGGCAAAACAGATATTGTTAATGATGTCCCAGTATATGCAACAACAGTTCCTTCTTCAAACCCACTTTCTAATTGACCATCAATTACAGTAGGCGTTGTATCAATAGATGTAGCAAACAATCCATATCCTACTTCAAAATTTGTATTTGTATGAGGTAAACCATAAATATGTTCAACAAGACTACCACCAACTTTTAAAATACCTGCTTGCGATGATGTTACATTCCAAAACTGCGAAAACTCTGTATCTTGTATATCTCTAGCATCTGAATAGCAATTAAGACCACCACTAAAATCTTTTATTTCATAGGTTTGTTTAGCCATTTAAAGTTTTCTTTACTTTAGACCATAATTTATCATCTAATTTATTAGTGCTTTTTTCTACTAAGTAATCACCTAAAGCAACTACAATACTTTTAATAACATCTTCGCTAAAAAGTTTTTTTAACATACCGATTATTATTGTTTTCATTTTATCTCCTTGTTTTTACAACATTTACAAATTAACTCTTTTTTAGGATGTGCTATTTTTTCTAACGCTACTATGCGTTTTTCATGGCCACTAGCAAGTACACTATCATCTTCTTTAATTATCATTTTCATAACAGCTTTTATAACTGCTTTTATTATTAACTTTTGTACCATTAACACCAGTCCTCTTCATCATCATCAAAATATAAATCAAATAACTCATAATTAAATATCCAAAGTAAGCCTCCAAAAAACACAAATAAAAAGCCTAATATGAAATACCCTAACCCTACCATTAGTCACCTTTAATCTTAGCGTAAAACGTCATTATAGCTAATATTATAGCAAAACTTAATGATATGAATGTTAGAATAGGGTTTAAAATTTCTAAAATGCCTATTAATGTTGATAAAAAACTTGTACTAATACCTATTTCAGGATATGTAGATAATACTTTTAACGTATCTTTCATTTTTCTTCCTTGCAATTATCCCATTTATGCAAATCTAACATTGGCAATGGTTTTTCTATTGTATGGTCTTTTAATGCAATATTTTGTATTGACAATTTATTGCCACCTTTTATGTAAGGTTTTCCATTAGCTGAACATCCAACATCATACACAAACATTGTAGTTTTCCATAATGATATTCTTGTTATTCGAGCTGGCCTGCCATTTAGTATTATTGTATCGTCTACATTTAAATCGTTGCCAGCCATTACTTTTATTCCTTCTATCGCAGATTCGATAGTACTTTTGCCTAATAAAAAAAGAAATGCTCCGATTACCATCCATCCATATTCTCCAATCAGATGTTCTATTACTTCTTTTTCCATTATTCTCCATTATTTATTTCCATCGAGGTAATGACCCCATAATGAAGTCTTACCATCAATTATTTCTAAAACATGCACTATATAATTTCCATTCTTAAAAAAATCTATTATAGCTACTGCGTGATTCCAGTTAGTTAAATTACCTCTTAACCAATCTTCATCTTTTTTTATATCTTTTAAACATCCCATGCTCCAAGCACTCATTGTTCCGCCTGCACCTGTATCTGTATATCTTTGCAAATCATGTGTATGTCCATACATTATACTTTCTTTATATGAACTCAAATGTGCTTTTGCATGATGCATTCCAGTTTTATGACCGTGAGTAAAATTTAACTTACCTATTTTTAAAAGTTTTCTTCTAAAATATGGATGATATTTATATCCACGTTCTTTTATTCTTAATGCATTTTGAGTTTTATAATGACTCAAGTAAGGGTATCTTACTACAAAATTATCTAACCATACTTCATGATTACCTTGCACAAAATGTCTAACTTTACATTTTACTTTATCTAAAGATGCATCAATTATATCCATACCTTTATTTACATCTTTCACATCTTTATCTAACAATGGTATTAAATCTTCCATTGGTTTTTTATTTCTTCCTTTCCAATAATGATTACTAAAATGCTCCCATTCACCTGTGTCTCCTAAATCTACATATATAGTAGGTTTAACTATTTCAATAACTTGACAGGTAATATTGATTGCTTTTTCGCAATGGAAAGGAAAATGTTTATCAGGCGTAACTACTGCTCTGTTAACAATCCCTTTACTCAATTTTGCCATTATATCCTCTTTTTATTTCAAAAAACTATTTTTTCTTTTTTTCAGATTCACTATCTTCAATCAATGCTTCTAATGCTTCAATTGCTCCAATAGCTTTTATATAAATCTGATATGCCTGTTCTTTTTGTCTTTCATAGGCTTTTAACTTATTTTTCAAAGTATCCATATTATCCTTTTATATTAAGTGATATTTAATTATTAATCTGCAAGTAATATCATTTGTGTTAGTTTCAGCTTCAGCAAATGCAATAACAATTTTATTTGCAGCTATAGATGCGCTATCAATTGAAAGAGTATCTGTTTTTAATGTTGCATCTGAAACTGAAATTGAACTATTTATATGAGCAATTAATGTACCATTTGATAAATCTCCATAATTAGAAGTAACATCCATATCATAGCTCATAACATGAAAATTAATAGCTTGGCTGCCATCTGCTGTAGCTATTGCTCTAATTTTATCAATTTTTATATTATCTTCAATAAACCAAATACCATTAATTATTCCAAACCTATTACCTAATGAATCATCTAAGTCAACAGATGTTGCTGGGTCTGTCCCATTACCAAATGCATCATTGTTATTATTATTTTGAAATCCAGTTGCAGAATCTATTGGTATTGAATTCATAGATGACATTGCATTATGTACACCTGCAACAGGACTATAATCATATAATCCAAATTCTTTATATAATGTTACACCTCCAACTGTGTTTGTTTCAGTTGAACCTGCTTTTGTGTTTGCATCAGTTGTCCATGATGTTGAATTGTATGCCATATTATAACCTCGGTACAGACAGAGCTCTTACTCCGCTTTTTCTTGCTGGATATTGTCTTACCATTTTATCAAACATTGCTCTAAAATATTGAGCTCTTTGAACATCACCTGCATCTTCAAACATTCTTGATTTTAAATAACAAACAACAGCTGTATGTAATCCTGAATCAAGACCACCATCTGTTTTTAAATCATCTGTTTGTGCATCAATTGTTTCAAATTTAGATGAAAATGTAATTCTTAATCCACCTGTTACATCAGCATCTTGATATGTATCATATCTTTCTCTTGTTTTTTCTCCAGATGATGATGAAGTATCTTCACATACTACTGCAAGTCTATTATCATCATTGTACCATGCAAAATAATCATTTGGAAATGTTCTTTTATTTGTTGCCATATTTATCCTATGTTAAAGAATCATCAGCTGATTCTGTATCCTCTTTTAATATTTTGTGCGAATCTGCAAGCTTTGGTATCATAACATATCTATTATTTGTATCTAATATTTCTACTCTTTTTATACCAATAACATTATCTTCTAATTCATACCATCTTTTTTTCTGTTCTAAATTAGTTGTTGCTGAAACGCTATAATTTTTTCTGCTTGATGCTATATCATCTAATGCATCATTAATTAATTGAAACATATATTGTTCAGATTGTCTTCCAAACAATTTTTCAATTTGTTCTATTATATTTTTTGCTGTCATTATTTAGCTCCTTGCTGTTGCTTTTGGGCTACATTCCCTGATATTAAAGCTTGTATACCTTCTTGATATTGAGCTTTTAATGTAGATAATATAGGTGCATATAATTCAACATCTTCTTCAAAATTTAATTTATATTGTGTCGCTGTTATTGCCGCTCTTAAAACAACCAAATATTCTGCTTCATCAGGAAAATTATCAATAGAAGAGTGAGCATGGTCAACTGTAGGAAAACCCATATGAGCAACTATTGCAGTTTGATTAGCTGTTGGTGTGGGTATAACATATAAACTAGTAACATCACTTTGACTAGAAATATAATAAACAGGGTCATTAACACTTGCATAATATAAACTAGATGAGTCAGTTGCCAACCCAATCTGCCCTTGTTCTAATTTTCTACATTCAATAAAATAACCACTATCTGAATTTTTTCTTCTTACTGAAATTATTTGCCCTACACCATCTACATCCATATTTGTTGGTGAATTACTTAAAATTGTATCAGTTAAACATTTTTCTTTTAATTTAAATGGTAATAAATTAAATACTTCTTTAGCTGCGTCAGTTAACCATTGGTTTGCTAAAGTTGTAAAATTTTCTCCTTCTTCACTTGCAGTTTCAGTGTTTCCATCAAATTGTGTTAATGAGTTTATTTGTGCTCCAAAATTCCAAGCCATTATCTTCTATTCCTATCTGCAATATCTTGGTCAATTGTTGTTTGACTAAATTCAACTTGTGTTTGTCCGCTCCAAGTTTTTCTCATATTAATGCCATTTGATATATTTGCTACCTTACCAAAGATATATCCGCATTTACATATGTACTCATCATTAGATTTAAAGTCTATGCATTTTCTGCAAGAATTACAATAATATGTTCTATTTCTCTTCATATTGTCCTTTTAATTTAATAAAACTACTCTTCATTATCAAGCCAATCACTTTTAGCAAGTTCTGTTAATATCTCACTATGATTGTAAGTAGTTAGCCCATCAAAACAACTTGGAGTATCACCATCCCATTTTAATATAGCCTTACTACCATCTAATGTTTTTCTCAATGTATCCATAGATGTTTGTATTGCATTAAATACCATATCATCTGTTATATCAGATACATTTACTATAACCCATTTTCTATTAGAATAATCCATTATGGTGTATCTCCTTCTATTCCAGAAGCAGGCATATTTTGCATAGCAATAGCATTTGAACCTAATTTTTTTATAGTAATATTATCCCAATATACAACATCATCAGCATCAGGAGTATTATAAACACTACCATATATTTTACCTGATGTATCAGATGTTCCTGTTATTGTTACATTTGAAATATATTGCCATTGATTTGTCAATGATGAATCAGCTCTTTTAAATCCATGTGCATAACTACCAAATGAGCCACCTGTAGTCAAAAATGGTCTTGAATTAGTTGCTCCATTACTACTTGGAATATAACAATATCCTTCTATTAAATATGAAGAATTTGTTTCAAGAGTAAAATTAGCACTTCTTTGAAATGCCCAAGAATTTGTGCCATCAAATGTTGTTTTCATAGAACCTGAACCTAAGTAAGTTATAGATGTTTCATGTGTTACAGTACCACTACTATAACCTGTCCAATCAGTAGTATTTGAATCAAAAGTAGAGTTTGTTAATAAATTATTGCCAACTGTCATATCAAGTGAATTTACTATAAGTGGAAGTTTATCTAAAGAATTATCACCCATTCTCCACCAAGCTTTTAAATAATTAGATGCTACACCTTCTTTGTGATTGTAAGGTTCTCTATTATTGTATATAGTTTTAATTTGACTAGGATTTAATACTGAATTATATACAGAAACTTCTGATATATTACCTTCAGCATAAAAATCATCATCACCACCAATTTTTAATTGTTTTGATGTGTTTGGTAAAGATATAAAAGTTCCTACTTCTGCTGTTGGTGTAATTTTATTACCATTTAAATAAAAAAATATTTCATCATCTGTGTTTGAATAAGTAACAACCATATGATGCCATTTATTCACTTCTGCACCTAAGCTACTTTTATAAGCATAAATACTATTTCCAACAGAAAAATTTATCCTACCAGCACCTGAATCAACTGATGAATCTAAATTATAAGTAAAGTTGAATGTTGCATCTGAACCATTATAATTACCTTTAGTTAGTATAGGGTTTCTATTTGCAGTTTTAGGTTTTATCCAACAAGTTATTGTCAAATCATCTAAACCATCAAATAAAGTAGTATCATTTAAAGTTAATACATCACTTGTGCCATCAAATGCTACTGAGAACTCATCTTTAAATTTATCTCCACCACCGCTTGTTGCTATTCTTCTATTTAAAAACATTAATCTTTTACTATGCCAATTTTCATTTTTATAACAGCTGTACCTGATGGAGTATAATCACCACCACTTCTATTTATTAAATAACAAAAAAGACTTTTTGTATCTGAAGCAGCCTTAACAACTAATCCAATGTTAGATTTTGTTGCCATTTCATTTGTACTTGGAGACATTGTACTCCAATTACTAACTGTTGTAGAACCTAAAAAATCTTGTATTTCTGTATCACTAATATTTATAGCAGCACCTTCATCTCCAGCTAAATTTGTATTATCTGTTGTAAATACAACTTCCATTGCAGGTGACTCAACACTATTATCTAAATTAAAAATAACTAAAGATTGAATTATTGCTGAACCACCCTTAACTGAAACTGCATTTGGTATTTCAATAGCTTGAGTTATTGTATCGTTATCAGAAATAGTTTCTGCATCTGTAGTCATAGCTAATGTAATTACATCAACATCCATTTTGTTGAGTTTTTCAGCTACTGTATATTTATGTAAATTTGTTTCTGCCATTTTATTCTCCTTTCGAGTGTACTTTAAGGTCTTGACTTGACCGTGAATGTACTCTTATTATTATTAAAATTTTTAGTAGATTTGGGAGCTACCTTTTAGTGATAACTCCCATAGTTCTACTTAACTATTACTACTTATTTATTAGTACAAACTATCTTTTTGAGTTTGGAACTCTGCTGGTAGATAATAATATATATATAATCTAAAATCTAACGCAGTTACGTCAGTGAAATCATCACCTTCAGTTAGAGTTAATGTAATTGAAGCATCAGAAGTACATAACGCAGTACCTTGTGGCGCTCCACCTGAGACTATACCAACAGTATCAAGAGAAGGGTCACTAGATGCATTAAATCTATCTGCATCTGAACCATCACCAATCTCACATGTTAATGTTGAAGCTCCAGTTTCCTCAATAATTTCAATCATACTATTAAGAACTATAGCACCTTTAGGTATTACAACTCCACTTGCATAAGTACCTGTAGTTCCACCACCATCTGTGAAATCAGATAATACTGCATGTATTTTTGCAACCATTACTCCTTCAGAGTCTTTAAGAAAGTCATTACTATTTACATTTAATACGTCACTTCTCATTATAAGGCCTCCTCAAAGTTAAACAACGCATGTGTTTCAGGCAATGTGATTTCAAGACCTGCTTCTGTAAGAATCATATCTTTACGTAAATCCTCATCTGCTTGTTGCACATTTGTTGTGATTGAAGTATCCCTATTAACACCATTACCAACTAATGGTCTATAAGATACGTGGTCTAAGTCAGCAAGTAACATAAATTCACCAGACATTCCTCTAAATAGAGGCTCTTTAACTAAACTTAAGTCACCGTGAACAGTTTCAATCTTCATTACTTTATGTCCGAAAGAACCTTGTGCTGCATCAAAGTTGTATCTATTTGAACCACCCATAGAATCACCAATGAAACCAACACCATCTCCAAGTTTATTAAACAAAGAAATAACTGGTAATGAACATAGAGCTAATTTAGATGAAGTTCCACCCCTTGCAGGGTCAAATACAACTTCTAAATCTCTTAATAAAGTATCATATGTTAATGAACCTGCTGCTACTGTTTTAAGATAAGCTTGACCAGAAGTATATTCTAATTGTTCAGAATCTTCTTTTGTTTGAGCTTGACCATTAGCCATAATATGACCTGCAAGACCTTCAGTGTATTGTATACCACCAGAACTTGCTCTTTGACCAAATAACATTGCTCTTTCAATGTCAATTTTATGTTCTCTTAATTTAAGATTCCATATCCTATCCCATTCACTAGCATATCCACGATAAACAGTTGCTCTAGCAGTATTAGACATCTCACAAGCTGTTTTAAAGATTTGTGTAAAACCATAATCATTATCTAACTCTTGTGAAAATACATCTGGAGCTCCTGTTCCCTCTCCAAAAGATGTACCAATAACTGTTGCTTTTGCACTTGCTGCTGGGTTTGCATCTGAACCTGGGTTTGTTAACCATTTAATATTAATTGAAGTATCTGAATTAACTTGCTCTATTCTTGCATTTGCATGATTAGGCCCATCACTATTTCCAGTATTAGATTCAACTGATATTACCATTCCTTTAATTAACCAAGGTTGTGCTGCTGATAAAGTTGCTGTAACTTCTGCACCTACAGAAACTGCTGCAAGGTCAGTTGATATAACAAAACTTCTATCAGTCATTGCAATCTTAGTTCTATCTTCCAAAAATCTGAATTGAGAATCAGATGTTGGAACTTTTCCTACTTTAGACAAATATACGAAAAACGGAGATTCTTCTGGAGCTAAATCTGCGACTCTATCACTAAAATCATAGAGTCTTCTTGTACCCATATTGATATTATCGACTACATTACTTCCAGGAGTTCCGAATTTTACTTGTCCGCTATTATAACTAGACATTATAACTCTCCTTTATTTATAATACATTGTTGCGGCTACCAGCTTTAAGTATTCCTTCCCACATTGAATCTTTTTCATCTTTTGCAACAGGTTTCTCACCGCTTAAAATACCAGCTTGTTGAGGAACTGATTGATTTTGACGAACAACATCAAGTGGACTTTCTTTACTTACATTAGCTTCGGCCTGATTTTGAGTTACAGCTTGCCACATATTAATAGCACCGTCAATACCATATTCTGCAGGATTTTTACTAGCAAAGTCCATAAACGATGTAATTTGCTCAGGGTTTAATCCTTTGTTAGCTAGTTCAGATTGAAGTTTAGTCATACCAACTTCTTTCTTTACATCACCAACTTGGCTTTGTACAGCTTCATTAATTGTGTCTTGCAACTCTTGTTGTCGAAATTTATACGACATAGACGATGGGTCATTATAGGCTTCCCATGGGTCAAACTCATCTTTAGATAATTCAATACGTTCATTTTGCGCTGCTGGTTGACCACCCTGAACCATACCACTAATGGTATTTACAATATCAGGTCTTGATTCCAACACTTTACCAATTTGTTCATATTGTTTTAACTTTTGATTTTCAGCATACAGTTTATCTTTTTCTGATTGCATATACTTTGCAGTACTTTCCCAATCATTTCCAGACTCTGGCTGTTGAGTTGATTCATCTTGCCCTACATTATCAGTAACTTGACCTTCTTCAAGATTGTTATTTTCTAATGCGTTATCCATTTACTCTCCTTTGTTTTGCAATTTCTCTTGCTTTTCTTGAGCTTGGCCACGTAAACGTAACTTCTCTGCTTCGAGTTTAACTGCCTGTTCTAGTTTTCCAACAGCTATACTATTAGCTGATTTGGATTTTGATTCCTGTGATTTTAACTCAGTTTTGAATTTCTCTACTTCACTACGTTTTCTAGCTGAGATTGACTCTCTGTGAGCTGTTTGTAAATCACCTTGTAAATTCTTAACTGCTGCTTGCGCTTGTTGTAATTGTCCTTGTAACTGCGCAATAACATCCATTCTTTTTAATACACCTTCTTTATCAAATATATCTGTTTTCATTAATGCTTCTGTTCTATCGATTAAACCAGCTTGATATGCTTCCATATATATTGACCATTCTCCCCATTTATTTGATGGCATTGTAGAATTACCAATAACATTAATATCATATTGACCAATAGTTAAATCATTAACCATTTCATTAATAGCTTGTGATTTATCATTATATACATTAACCATATATTCACTCATATCATTATTAGGTTGTACTACTCTAAATACTTTTTTATATGTATAATGTTCCTTAGCTAAATTATAAATTACTTGTCCAAGTCTTCTAAGTGAACCTTCAATGTCTCTTAATTTAGATTTACTTCTTCTTTGTCCAAAATCTTCTAGCATCATTGTAGCTGATGATGTATTAGGTGCAACAGCACTATTACCTTGCATCATCTCAAAAATACCCATATTTAAATCAATATATTTTTCAATAAGTGCAGGCAATTGCATAACTGAATTAGATAAAGGTTGAGGAGAGGGAAAATGCGGTTCACCAAAAGAAGGGTCATATTCAATAGTTGCATTTGGGTTTGCCCAATTTCTTTCCAGTTCCTCAATATCATCAACACTTCCTTGCGGTATAAGTAACTTTAATCCAGATGATGCCTGCGCATGCGATGTAATTAAAGACATTGTTTTATTTAAAAATCTTTGAAAATCTTTATTTTTTCTAACATCACTCATTGGATATGGTGTATTAGTCCAAATATTTGGTACAGGCACAATAGGATATTTATCTGTATTTAAAACATATTCATATAATACTGTTTGCCCTAATGTGCATGTTAATTTAATTCTTGTTTGTTGTACTTCTACAACATCGATTAATTGATTTTCTAAAGCTTCTGCTATTTTAGGGTCAGATAAAAACTTTTCCATATTTTTAGTATCAAGTATTCTTTCTTCTCCTGATTGCATGTCCATAATTCTATAATATGGAACTTTGACTTTAGAAAAATGTTCTATTAGTTGATATTTTTCAGAACCTTCGCCTGTATCTTTATCTTTAACGTAATCAGGTGTGAATGTTCCTACTGTTCTTTCATTCATAGCAGATGGATATGTTTCATCTTCTCTGTAATTTTCTATTAAATCAATCATCATTTTTCCATCTTCTTGTACTTCTGATAATTGTGGATATAAATCTAATAATTGAAATTTTGTAAATATAGTAGATAACATCATGCCTGTTGCATCATCAAAGTATCTACTTCTTGCATTAGGGTCAATAACAACTCTAAATGGGTCTACATATGTAAATTTTACTTCACCTCTACCATAATCAGCTTCCCTGTCAACATATGCATAAAAATAACCAAGTCCTGTAACAGAGTAATCATGTATAGTTTGTTTAAATACTTCATTACCATCTGATATATTCCAAATATAATCCATGATAGTTCTCCAAACAGCTGCTAAATCACTATCAGAATCTTCTCTTGGCATTGCAGAAAACTTTGGTGGCTTAGATGTAATGATTGCTTTAAACTGTTCAATAGCCGAATATATTCTATCTAATGGTATATTAGATTGATTTCTTTCTGCAAGCGCTTGAGCTTCATCTTCACTAAAATGATTACCTAAGTAAAAATCTATATCTTCACGAGCATGGTCTTCCCACTCTTTACGAGCATCTGACCATCTATCATAAAGTTCTTTAACGTAAATTGCTTTTTTATCGGATTCTATCATGTTATGTAATATAGGAAATAATTATATTAATAATCAACCCCTTGCTCCTGTAATCCAATTATAGGTTTTTTTAGGAGTTTCCCATTCTTCTTTGTTGTTTTTTACTTTCTTAATTTTACTAGCTGTCTTACTACCTTTTGCATATTGTGTTGATAACCAAAATGCATCAATAGTATCATCATGTGTTCCTTTTGGAAAATCTAATAACTCACCAATAAATTCATGCATATCTTTTTTAAGATGTACAGCTCCTGCTTTAAACATTGGTTGTAATCCTTCAAACAATCTATCTTTTTTCTTTTGATTACCATAACCTTTAATACCTTTTTCTATACCAGGTAAAAACTTTCCTTCTTTTTTACTTCTTTTATGTATATAATCTCTTAACATTTCTTGGTATGATATTGTTTCTATGTTAATTCTTTTTATTGGGCTATATCGTTCAGAAATTTTAAATATCTCATCTGCACAGTCCATTGGCAATACTCGTTGTCTCCAATATTCAATAATATAATAATCGTAGTCAGCAGTAACACCAATAACCATAATAACACTATAATCGTTACGAGTACTAAGCGTTGAAGCAGGGTCAACACCAATGTATATATTAACATACTCAATCCTTCCATCATCTAATTTTATATACCAAGAATTTCTACTTTCATCATACTTTGCATTACCTTTATAAAAATTATCAGTTATATCGCTTTCACTAAATATCTGGTCTTCAGGTGATTTAGCTTGATTCATATACTCTTGATAAAACTTAGAAGGTGTTCCAGAATCTATATAAAACTGTTTACGTTCATTTAGTTTTTTTAGAGGCCAACGTGAGGGCCATAATGGTTTACCATCATCAAGTATAGCTTTATATGTAATTAAATCCCAAGAATAATCTTCTCCATTATTCATAGCTTCTTTATGATTTCTAACTAAACCATTTAAAAAAGAATCATAATGCACTATTGTACCATTACACCATAAAAACCCACCTTTATCAAAATCAATAGCAGGATATACTGCTGCTGTAACCCAGTTTTTAATTTGCTGTCTAGCATCAGGTGTTTTAGTATTTAACTCAGATTCAAAGTCATCAAGTATAATGCCAGTATATCTTGTAGATAATTGTTTTTTACCACGCAATCTTTGTGCTGCACCTTTCGCAATCATTCTGCAGTTGTTACTTAAAACAATTTCATTTTTTGTCCATTTATCACCCTGTAAGTCTCCAAAGTAATAATGTATAGCAGGATTAGAGTATATATGATTAGAAATCCAATTTAAGTTATCTATAGCTTGGTCTTGTGCCTCGCCAACCCAAGCGATGAATTCTGGGCTTTCTTTATTAGCAAAAAGAAAACGATGCAATACAGCTGTTGCTGCTAGCGTTGACTTTGCGTGGTCACGAGGCAGTACAAGAGCCAATTGTTGATTTGTTCTATCTAAAAGTTTTTTACCTACTACATTGTGAAAATCAGGAGTAGCTGAAGCGAGAAAATCTTGCGGTGAAAATAATTTACCAAAAACAACAAGGTCTTTATAAGCCATCTCAAGAACCTTTTCATTGTTTGATATATTACCATTAAGGTTTAAATTAGCCATGCATTAGCAATTCCACTTACGTAGAGATTTATTTATTCTTGAATTAGGGTCATTAGCTGTTTTGCTGCTAGTTAATTTCTTTTTCATACCACTCATTCTAGCACAAAAAGATTTTCTTCTATTTGCAGCCTTGCTGCCTTTTTTTAGTTTAGATGGTTTAGTCGTTACAGCTGTTTTTAATTTAGAACCAGGGTTTGCTCTTCTATATGAATCAACACCCTTTTGATTTAAACCACCACTTGGGTTTTTACCTTCTTTACGTTGCCATGCAGGTGTTTTACCACCTTCTCTGTAAGACTGAACCCTCAACCTTGCGTCATTTACTTTCATGACTTTTTACTTCTTTTCCTTGCATCTTTTTTTGGAAAACCAGCTTTCATATTAGCATAAGCTTCTTTAGTTATTGTAGATTTCTTTTTTGACCTACTAATACCTAATCTTTTTCTTCTATTAATATTTTCATATAATGACATTATTTACCTGCTTTCTTCATTTTATGTGTTTTACCACCATACTTCATATAGCCCATTTTATTTCTTACTTCTTTTGGTAGTTTAGCTAAACCTGGATTTTTAGAAGAATCAACAGATTTTAATGTTTTGCCACCTTTTTCCATTTTTTTTCTTCTTTTAAACAATCCTCTTTTCTTTTTCTTTGGTTTTTTCTTTTCTACATATTTTTTGTTATAATTTTCTGTTGATAATGAATCTGCTGGATTTTTATTAATTTTTGTATTTATTATTGCATTTGCTAAAGCATTTGCTGTACCATGGTTTCGGCTTTTACCAATACCTTCATACATTCTTTTTCCTTTAGGAGTTTTTACTCTCATAACTTTAGTAATAATAGTTTTTCCTTTTTCATCGAATTCTTCTTTGTTAACAATAGTACCAGTTTTGCCACCTTCTTCATACTTTTTCATTGCTTTGGTCATACCACCACCCATGTATTTAGATTTATGTGTTTTACCACCATGTCCATACATAAGCTTTCCACCTTTTTTGTATTGTGGCATACCAATCATGCTCATTCCTGTTTTACCACCACCTTCATACATTGTTTCATTTCTCATGCTTCCATCTGTAACCATATATCCTGGATTATCTGCAGCCATTTTATTTGCTGCTGCCATTCCTTTGTTATCATATGACATCTTAGCTATGGTTTTGCCTGTCATTTTATCTTTTACGTTTGGCATTATTTTTTGCTCCTTTTTCTTGCATCAGCCACTGGATAGTTATAATTATCAGGCAATTTACCATTTTTATTAATATATTCCAAAACTGGCTCTGTTTTTTTATTTACTGATTTTTTTTTAATTATATATTCCCCACCTTCTACTTCTATGGGTATTCCACCTTTTTTATGAGATGGCCCAACCAATGGCCCACCTAATTCTTTTTTCTTTGTATGTCCGTATCCTTTTTTCTTTAACGATAAATGGTCAGCATGCGTATTTGCTTTTACAGTTTTATCGCCTTTATACATTAAATGTGGTTTAAATTTTTTATTTTTCATATTTTATTTAGCTTTTTTGTAATCTGTTAATTGTCTGTCAAATAAATCAAGTTTAGTTGAATCTGTTCCTGCGTAATGTTCTTTAAACCAAAAATCTTTTAATTCTTCATCTGTATCTACATCTTTAAAAGACGCAGTTAAATCTTTAAGTTTGTCTGCTAAAAACAAACTTTCTTGTGCCTCTTTAGATAAACCGCTAAAATCAAATTCTTTTTCTACAATACCATCTAAAAATGATGGAGAACTTCCAAATAATTCAACTAATCTTTTTACAGCTGTTTGTCCTGCTTGATTTTTACCCATTTCATATTGGAACATTCCTCTGCCTGGCCCACCTGATTCTTGCACAGCGTCTATCTTACCTAGACTTTCAACATACGCAATTTTATTCATATGCTCCATTAAATCTTTTCTGTCTATTTTCCATTGATTTTCAGCTATTGTTAACAAACTATCACGTAAACTAGTAGCATCATTAATATTAAAGCTCATCTGACTCCCACATAGCAAAATTGGAATTAGTAGCCACAAACGAACCAGGGTATAGAGTGTAGTTAACACAACAAGAGGGCAGTGCGGTAGTGTGAGTAGTTTCATCTGTGGCTATATATGTGTAAATTATTTTCATTTAAATAAATATGATAAGTTTAAACCAGCTCTGTCTTTACCTCCAGATAATAATAAATTTAAATTATTATTCTTACCAAAGCTTTTACCAAGAGACATGTTAAATATATCTTCAAATTTTATATTTTTGTTTAATTCTGAGTCAACAAGAGAATTAATTAAATTGTTTGTAAACATAAGGGATTTGTTTTCACCTAATTGATATGTATCCTGCAATCCTGTTAAATTTTTAAGCAAATCTTTCATTGGGTCGCCTTTCATAAGCGAATCAATTTTAGAATGTGCATTATCTAAAGTTTCAATTAAATTTTCCATTTATGCCTTTCCTTTGCTATAATTCTCACCGTAAATATACATAATATTGTCATTATTATCAAATTCTGAGTTGCAACTAGGACACGCCCACCCAATAATATCAAAATCTTCTGAATTTAAATCAAACAAGCCAACACGTTTGGTATGTTCTTCATTGTAATATAATTCTTTTTCACATATTGGACAAGGGTCTTTAGTCTTCGTCTTTTTCTTTGTGTGCGATAAGTTTTGTGTTCGTTTTTCCACCCAAAGCCTCCATTTGTTCTGGCGTAAAACCTTGAAATACTGTTAATTGTTCTTGTTTCTTTTCAGTTTCAAATAATCCTGACATTTTAGCTAATGCTTCTAAAGAACGTAGCTTATCTGTGTCTCTATCTGATAAATCTGCAATCATTTTGTACTTTTGTACAATCCATTCAGGCGAAACACCCTCATCAGCTAATATTTTCTTTACCTCTTCTTTTACCATAGTCCTAACTTCCTCTTTGTTTAATAAAACATTTGTCTTTTTTTTAATATAATTTTCATCTTGCGCTTTTGGATACGCTTTTTTGTAAGCAGCAATAATATCATCACCAGCTGCAACGTATCTTGCAAACAAAAACTCACGATTATTTAGCTTTCTATCTTTTGCTCGTGAATAAATAGCGTCATAATTACCTGAGAATGTATAAATATTTTGTGCAACGCCATGTTCACCCAATATTTGATGTGTTTTTTGTTCAATGATATAAGAACCACATACAGTCAATACAACATTACGCGGAGTTTTATAACCAGGATGCTTTAAACCGCTACGTTTAAGTATTTGCAACACATGTCCATCATCAGTAAACGCCCAATCACCTGTTGTACCTGTGCGCCAATTACCAACAATATCAATTCCAGGATTAAACGCGCGAAATTCTGTTTCGTCATCGTATAAATAATGTTCTACACCTTTTATTACTTTTACATCCATACAATAATATATAAATTTTTAACCAAAAATAAAAATGCTTGCATTTTTCAATTATTTGATTATTTTATCTATATAATAGAGATATATACTAGAGATAATATCTATAGATAATATCCATATTATAAAAGAAATTAATAATAAAGAAAAGATTCAGAGATAACTTTGAATTTTTTTTGCAAAATATTTTTTGGTTACATCATAAAGGTAAAGGTCAGCTGTTACAAATTTTGAAAAATAGCGTTAGAATGTGTGTGGGTATTATTTTATCGAGACGCCACCCCCCAAAAACGCGGTTAGGGGTTGTATTTAGGTTGAAAACTAGATTTGGATTACTATTATAATTATGAATTTAATTTGTGGAATTTGTAGGAAAAGGATAACAAACAAAAACGCCCACTAACAACGTGGGCGCTATTGTTCCAATCGGCGGATTTTTTACAGGTCTTTATTACACGCATCAATAAACTTACTAGCATTAAATAAGTTATTATCTGCTTTGAACTCTCTGCATAATTCAGTAATTAAAGTATCTTTATTTAGTTTCCTTTTATTGTTAAAGAATGTATTACTATTAATTAACTCCGCTATCATCTTATAATATTTTCTACTAAGCATTTTCTCCCCTTTCATCACTTAAGTTAATATCATTTATTATTGTTTGTAACTGCTCCAATTGTGCAAGTACTTTGTTAGTTCCGCCACTTAAACCAAAATAGTTCTTAACATCTTTTAAGCGCCAATGTCTACTCGGTTTTATTCCCTTACTAAACAATTTAACTTGACCAACACACACCGCCAAATTATAAAGTGCAAAGTTTGTTGCGCCTTGTTCGTTTGTTTGGTTTTCAAGGTCTTTCATAAATTGACAACCTTCGACCATATTTACTATTGTTTTATTTTGCATTGTTACTCCTTATTGTTGATAGTTATTAAATAAATACTCGGCCTTATCTTTTCCAAAGCGTTCTTCTGCAATACTGCAAATTATGCCTATCATATTGTGTCCGTACATTGTACCAAGCACATCTTGACATTCTTGCTCTAACTCTTCAAAGGTCGCTGTTTTTAGATTGATTTTACTTCTCATTGTTTATCTCCTTATTTATGTAGTTTATTTCGTTTATGTTATTAAATAATATCTCAACCGCTTCAACTTTTTCGGCCAATCTATTTATTAATTTTTTGTGTAATTCTGCGCATTTGTTCAACTCTTTAAATTCTTTTTTTGCGCCTTTGTTAATTCTGTTTACATATTTTCTTAACTCGTTTAAATAATCTAAAATTGAATCAACTTCGTTTGTTAAAGTTTCAACACCTTTATAAATTATTTTATCGCTAAAAGTATTTTTTATTTTATCCATTGCTTTTTTCCTCCTTGTTTAGCTTTTTATAATAATCTATCATATTATACTTAACTGCTTTTACTGCGGGTTTTTTCTTTGGGGCGGGTTTTCTATATAATGTACCTTGCTCATCTAACATTATTAAATCACCAATATTATTAACACCTTGCGCGGTGTT